AAAACAGAAGAACTTATTGCGAGACTTGAGGGACATGAAAAAGAGTGTCTAGTGCGGTACGACATGATCCAACGTCAGCTTGATTCAGCAGGTAAGGACATTGCTGTCAATCGTCAGGCTGTCTTTGCGTTGTACCCTTTTATTCTTGGTGCCATTGTCTTTGCTGAGTACATACGATGATTGAAGCACTTATAGGGCCTGTCACAGGTCTTCTAGACAAGTTTATACAGGACAAGGACCAAAAAGCTAAACTGGCCCATGAAGTCGCTACAATGGCTCAGAGACACGCTCAGGAGCTTGCTAAAGCACAGTTAGAGGTTAACAAAGTAGAAGCAGCACACAAGTCCTTGTTTGTCTCTGGTTGGAGACCTGCTGTTGGCTGGTGTTGTGTGTTGGGTATGACTGGTAATTTCATGGTTATCCCCTTTACCAACTTTGTACTAGCTCTGTTGGCTATTGAAGTCACTATACCACTGATTGACCTAGAGACTATGATGCCTGTACTAATGGGTATGCTTGGTCTTGGCGCTATGCGTTCTTATGAAAAAACCAAGGGCGTATCGAGGGAAAAGTAAATGGCATTACGACCTACAGCAGGAATGTTGACATCTTCTCCTATTAAAATAATGCTAGGAGAAACAGGACCATTTGATCCTAATGTTGAACCGCCTACGTCTGAACCTACTCCTGAACCAGAAGTTGAAGAGCAAGAAGAAGAAGAAGCTTCCGAACCTGAGCAGGAATCAGGGATAGACATCTGGTCTATCTATGAGACTAACGGTGTACTTACGTCAATGCCTTCTGACTGGGTTTCGCCTTACGGACCTAACGACAACAGACCACGTGTTGCACAGTGGAGAAGTTCTGCTGACTTCTGGCCTGAAGACCACGAATACGCAGGAATGACAACAGCAGACCAGGTTCGTGCTATGTACGACTTAGGTCCAAACGACAGAATAACACTAGCTCAAAGACAACGTGTTAAGCGAATGCGTCGTGCTTACGACAGAAACTTCACAGGTTTAAACGAGTACTTAGTACAAGAAAGCCCTACGTTTGCTGAGTACATTGAAAATGCTCACGCTGCTTATGACCAGCTAGTTGCTGCTGGTTTTGAAGAAAAAGACTTAGGTAGAGGCAGAGCGTCCACACTAGAGTCCTTTAGGCGTGTTGTCGGTAACCACATGCTGGACAACTCAGCTGATTGGGGTACAGAGCTTTTCCGTGTAGACCCTAATGACAACAAAACTATCCAGCTTAGAAACTTAGGTCGGTTTAATTTTGTTTACGTCGGTAATGCTACTTACGATGGTCTTTTAGACAAATTAGGTTTAGACCTTGCTGATTGGAATGTAAATTTCCCAGAAGGTGAAGCAGCTTACGAAAATTTAGGTGAGTGGGGTTACGCTAACTTTAATTTACGTAGAGAGTCTGACTTTAGAACAGCCTTCAAAGGCATTGTTATGGCCGCTGTTACTTATGGTGCAGGCCAGGCGTTAGCTCCTTTTCTTTCACCAACACTACAAGCAGCAGGTTTATCTGAAGCAGTAGCAGGTTCCTTAAGTTCCGCAATAGGTAGTGCAGCAGGAACAGGTCTTATTACTGGTGACTTTGAAATTGAAGACGTAATAATTAATACGGCTAGGAGTTACTTTGGTGGTCAGTTTGGTGACATAGCAGGTGCTGAAGGTATTGTAGAGGACATCTTTGATTTCCTAGAAGATTACGGCCCTAATGAAACAACGTCCTTTATGGACATCATCAACAACATTGGAGAAGCTATTGGTGGTGGCTTAGAAGCAGGTTACTCTGCTCTTATAGACATCGGTTCAGAAATCTTTGGTCCTGTCTACGACATAGTGGAAGACTTAGGTTTTGACATCTATGACGCATCCAACTCAGCAATCATTAATTTAGTTAGTGACGGTGTTGCTGGTGGTGTTGACAGTATTAGTGACCTCATTAGAACAGCAGAGTCACTAGGTTTAGACCCTCGTTCAATCATTACTGCTATCGACAGAATAAACGAGATTGCTTGGCAAGAGGCTGACATTAGTGACGTACTAGGTGACGTACAAGTTAGCATAGTTGACTACCAAGAAATCTATGAGCAGATGCAGGAAGAAGAAGCTGGTGGTGGCGGAGGTGCAGCTGAAGAAGCCGAAAAAGAAGCTGAAGCTGAACAACTAGACAAGGATACTCAAGCAGAAACTGCAGAGAAAGAGGAGGCGGCAGCAGAAAACTCTCAGAAAGAAGCTGAGGCTGAAACAGCGGAAAAGGAAGAAGCTGCAGCGGAACAGGCGCAAAAAGACGCCGCTGCGGAAACCGCTGAGAAAGAGGAAGCTGCTGCAGAAAACGCTGAAAAAGAAGCTCAAGCAGAAACTGAACAAAAGGAAGCTGAAGCTGCTGAAAGAGCAGATAAAGAAGCCCAAGCAGAAACTCAGGAAAAAGAGGAAGCAGCTGCGGAACAAGCTGAGAAGGACGCTCAAGCAGAACAGGACAACAAAGAAGCTGAGGAAGAAGCTAAGGACGCCGAAGAAGTAGAGAAAGAGCAACAAGCCGAACAAGAAAACAAAGAGCAAGCTGCCGAAGAAGCTCAAAAGGAAGCCCAAGCAGAAACCGAAGAAAAAGAAGCTCAGGCTGCAGAGGAAGCTCAAAAAGAAGCTCAGGCTGAAACTCAAGAGAAGGAAGCTCAGGCTGCAGAGGAAGCTCAGAAGGAAGCTCAAGCTGAAACTGAGGAAAAGGAAGCAGCCGCTGCTGAACAATCTGAGAAAGATGCTCAGGCTGAAACTCAAGAAAAAGAAGAAGTTGCAGCGGAGGAATCTGAAAAGGAAGCTCAGGCAGAACAGCAGGAGAAAGACCAAGCTGCTGCAGAACAGCAGGAGAAGGATGCTCAAGCAGAACAGCAGGAAAAGGAAGAAGCTGCTGCAGAACAACAACAAAAAGATGATGAAGCTGTTACTGATATTGAAGGTGACGACACACTAGGCACTTCTACTGACATTTACGGAAGTATAGAAGACAGTGTTGTTGCACGTCAGATTCATGAAGCTATTATTAATGAAACTGATCCTGAAGTTATAGACGGGTTGATTACTGAATGGGAGCGTTACACTGGACAAGAGTGGGACGACTCTTACTTAGACGAAGACCCTTATGAAGGTTACGAAGCTCCTCCTGCTCCTGAACCTGTTGGTTACGTTTATGACGAAATAGAAGATAGAGAAGTACCTATCTATGAAACACCTGAAGAAGGTACTGTAGTTTATGACGAACCTGGTCAAGCTGAGAATGCTTATAAAGATGAGCAAGAAGCCGAAGCTGAAACCCGCGAAAAAGACATGGCTGAGACTCAGGAAAAGGAAGAACAGCAGGCGGAACAGCTAGACAAAGAAGAAGCCGAACGTGCGTTAAAGGAAGCTGAAGCTGAGACTCAGGAGAAAGAAGAGACTGCTGCAGAACAAGCGCAGAAGGAAGCCGACGCAGAGACCGCAGAAAAAGAGCAGGCTCAAGCAGAACGAACTGAGAAAGAAGCTCAAGCTGAGACTCAGGAAAAAGAAGAAGCTGCTGCTGAAACTGCTGAAAAGGAGGCTGCTGCTGAAACACAGCAGAAAGAAGAGGCTGCTGCTGAAACAGCGGAAAAAGAGGCTGCTGCGGAAACGCAAGAAAAGGAAGAAGCTGCTGCAGAACAAGCTGACAAAGATCGTCAAGCTGAGCAGGACAGCAAGGAAGCCGAAGAGGAAGCCAAAGACGCTGAAGAAACTGAGAAAGAGCGCCAAGCAGAAGAAGACGCTAAGGAAGAAGCAGCGGAACAAGCTGAGAAGGACGCTCAGGCAGAAACTGAAGAAAAAGAACAAACTGCCGCTGAAGAAGCTCAAAAGGAAGCTGAAGCTGAGACTTTAGAAAAGGAAGAGGCTGCTGCAGAACAAGCTCAGAAAGACGCTGAAGCTGAGACTCAGGAGAAAGAAGAGGTAGCAGCTGAGCAGTCTGAAAAAGATGCCCAAGCAGAAACTGAAGAGAAAGAACAGGTAGCTGCTGAGGAAGCTCAGAAGGAAGCTGAAGCTGAGACTCAGGAAAAAGAAGTAGCTGAGCAACAAGAGAAAGATGCTGAAGAAGAAACCAAAGAGCAACAGGCAGAACAAGAGTCTAAAGAAGCAGAGCAACAACAAAAAGAAGAAGTAGCAGCAGAAGAAGAGCAAAAGGAAGCTGAGGAAGCTGAAAAAGACGCTGAGGAAGAAGCCAAAGAGCAACAAGCGGCTGAGCAAGCGGACAAGGAAGCAGAACAACAAGCTAAAGAAGAACAGGCCGCTGAAGAGGAAGCTAAGGACGCTGAGGAAACTCAGAAGGAAGCTCAGGCTGAAACAGCAGAGAAAGAAGCAATAGCTGCTGAAGAAGCTCAGAAGGAAGCCGAAGCTGAAACGGCAGAGAAAGAAGCTGAGGACGAAGCTAAGGACGCCGAAGAGGCTGAAAAGGAAGCTGCCGCAGAAACTGCTGAAAAGGAAGAAATAGCAGCAGAAAGGTCAGAGAAGGAAGCTGCTGCTGAGACGCAGGAGAAAGAAGAAGCTGAGCAGGCACGTAAAGAGCAAGCCGAAGAAGCACGTAAAGAGCAGGAAGCTGAAGAAGGCACTAAGGACGAGAATGCTCAAAAGGACGCCCAAGCTGAAACAGAAGCTAAGGATGCTGAACAAGGCAGAAAGGACGCTGCTGACGAACAGCTAGAGAAGGATCTTGAGTCCTCTGAGCAAGAACGTAAGGACGCCGAAGAGCAGTCAAAAGACACTACAGGCGATGGCGATGGTGACGGAGACGGTACTGGTGACGGCGAAGGAACTGGTGTTGGTGATGGTGTTGGAGACGGTGTAGGCGATGGTACTGGCGACGGTACAGGAGACGGCATTGGTGGAATGGGTATGATGGCGATGACACCTAAGAAAACTGACTTTACTCCTTTCATGTCAGGTATTACTTATGAGTTGCCTACTATAGAAGAAATAGGTCAAGCACCTCAAGTTGACTACGTGGCGTCTTTAGAAGAGACATTAGGTCCAATCGGAATAACAAGCAGTTTGTTTAAGGAATATATCGGATGACATACTTAAACCTTATGAACAACGTGCTACGCAGACTGCGTGAAGAAGAAACCACGTCGGTTACTAGCACTACTTATAACAAGATGGTTGGTGACTTTATTAACGACGCTAAGAAGTTAGTAGAGGAGTCTAACGACTGGTCCGCCTTAAGAAGCACTATTACTGTTTCTACTACAGCTGACGACAATACGTATTCCTTGACGGACTGTGGTGACAACGTAAAAGTTATGTGTGTTCTTAACGACACTAGTAACGTCTTTATGGAGTACCAAAGCAAGGACTGGTTTAACGAGCAACTGTACATCAATAACGCTGCTACAGGCGCACCTATGTACTACACGTACAACGGCCTTGACGCCAGTGGCGACACGCAAGTACTCGTAGGTCCAACACCAGACGGTGTGTACAGCTTGCGGTTTGACGTAATTAAACGACAGGCTGACTTGAGTGCTAACACTGACACACTGCTAGTGCCTTCACAACCTGTGATACACCTAGCTGTTGCTTTGTTGGCTCGTGAACGTGGTGAAACAGGAGGAACTTCTACTGCTGAGTACTTTGGTATTGCTGATAAGTATCTGTCTGACGCTATCGCAATAGACGCAGCTAAGCATCCAGAAGAGATGTACTTTAGGACTATCTGATATGGCTCAAGAACTACGTAGCATTAATCTTGTAGCACCAGCGTTCAAAGGTATTAACACCGAAGATTCGCCGTTGGCACAAGACCCGTCGTTTGCTGAAATAGCAGACAACGCTGTGATTGACAAACGTGGTCGTATTGCGGCACGTAAGGGTCATAGTGTTATTACAACTGACAAGACAGCGTTAGGCTCTGGTTCTATCAGAGCTATAAAAGAGTTTGAAAGAAGTAGTGGCAGCAACGTAGTTCTGTCTGTAGGCAACAACAAGATATTCACAGGTACTACTACGCTTACCGACGCTACGCCTGGTAGCTACACGATCACAGCAGACAACTGGAAGATTGTTAATTTTAATGACAAGGCGTACTTGTTTCAAGCTTCCCATGCACCTTTGGTGTACGACGGTACGTCTGTAGTCCGTCTGGACTCAGTCTCTGGTGCTGCTGGTGTTGTGCAAGGTAACGAAGTACTGTCAGCTTATGGGCGTCTTTGGGTGACAGGTCTTAGCACCAGTCCTTCTACTGTTTACTGGTCTGACTTGTTAATAGGCCATGACTACTCAGGCGGCACCAGTGGGTCGATTGACATATCAAAAGTCTGGCCTGACGGGTACGACGAGATTGTTGCTTTAGCTGCACATAATGGCTTCCTTATCATCTTTGGTAAGCATAGCATTGTGGTGTACCAAGGAGCAGAAGCACCAGCAACAATGACACTGGCTGACACTGTAGCAGGCGTTGGTTGCGTAGACAGAGACACTGTGCAGTACACTGGTACAGACGTACTATTCCTGTCACACACTGGTTTGAAGAGCTTTGGGCGCACAATACAACAGAAGTCCATGCCTGTTAGCAATTTGTCAGGAAACATTACTAAGGACATCATTAACGCGCTGCAGACAGAAAACACGTTCTTTAGGTCTGCCTATAGCCCTGAAGAAGGTTTTTACTTACTAACTTTTGTAGGTCAGGACAATACCTACTGTTTCGACGTTAGAGGCACAACAGAGAATGGCTCATACCGTGTCACTCGTTGGCCTTCTACAGGCTTCACAGCCTACACACGTTTGGACAACGGTGACTTTTACATAGGCACGTCTGAAGGTATTAGTGAGTACACTGGTTATCAGGACAACGGTTTAGGCTACCGTTTTAAGTACTACAGCCCAAGTTTGACATTTGGTGACAGTTCCAGAGTCAAAATCTTGAAGAAGCTAAAGCCTACGCTTGTTGGTGCAAACAACGCAACAGTATTTATGAAGTGGGCGTACGACTTTGAAGGCACGTACGCAACAGCAGAGTTTACGGTAGGAGACCAAATTACTGGTTTCTTCGGTGAGAGTGAGTACACAACTGTGGAGTTCACAGGTGGCGCTTTGACCAACCAAAGAAG